CTCCCCTGGCTCACAAATGCCCTGCGCAAGCTTATCGCTCGTCTGCAGGCTGCACGGCCCCCCCCGCCGCCACCCAGGCGCAAGCAGTACCATTATGCTGCTTTCTGTGCACACGGCAATTCAACGCACACCCTGACCTACGTCACAGATGATGACGGGGAGTATCACTTGGTTGCCACTGCACCCCATCCGTGCACAGAAGACCACACCAATGCGTTTGTGGAGGTGCGGAAGCACCACGTGCTCTCGCTCAGCTACTGGTCCCCGTGCTTCGCGCCGATTTTGGAGGAAGTCATGCGCCGAGGCCTCTCATGGGCATTTAGCTTGTGCCTTGACCGTTACATGGCCGATGCGTTTGCGGCCATTGTGCACACGTCTCTTGAACCGTCTAAAACGCGGTGGGAGATGCTTTATCGCATGGTCGCCCACTTTCTGCTCAACACCATGCCCTTGCCAGCCGCCATTCTTGCACATGCATTGCATAACTTTTGTGTGTTGTACATCACCCGACCAGATGTCGCAAACGAACACAATGACATTTGTTACTGGCCTTTGCTCAATCAAAGCAAACTCGACCAACACTTGCTCGACAACCCCACCTCGCGGCTCATTGTGCCCGACACCCCGGACACTTGCCAACCAAAGCTCATTTCACGACTGCTAGGACCTGCCGCTGCGGCGATGCAACCTGCCGTCTCGCGGCAATGCCTCACAAACCACCTTGTGGCCTTACAGGAGCGCGTCTTCATCGACCCTCATGTGCCCGCAGGTGTCCCATTATGTGAAGCCGATAATGAGGTCCAAGTGTTCTATGCCACCCTCGACAAGTTCACAGACGACAAGATTCGCGCGGGCATTCTCCGACCATTCCATCTAGCTCCTGAACCCTTTGCAAATTGGGTGCGTCGGTTCCCAGGACCAAAACGCCGCCGACTGCAAGAAGTTCATGATCGTTATGAGGCACTCTCTCCAAAAGATTATCGCCTTGTCATGTTCGTTAAACAGGAGAACATCAACAGCCTCACGGGTGTTATCGAGGAAACTTTTGTTGGCTATGTTGTTCACGAAAACCTGACGATCTTCGATTGCTTTCCTGGCCTAGCAACCATTGCAGCCTGGTTTGGCTGGCGCCCATCCCAATCTTGGTTTGTGGCACCCATCAACACCCCAAAGGCTCCACGGGCCATTCAAGGCATTAGTGATGAACTCTCTGTTGTTCAGGGTCCCTGGGTGTTTGCCTACTTCAATGAGGTCAAGATGCAGTATGGCACTGAGGGTGCCTATTGCCATGCATCAGGCCTCAACGCTGCCAAGCTAGGTGAGTGGTTCGATTACCATTTACAGCGACTGCAGGCCATGCACCGCCGCGTGGTGGCCATCTGCGTGGACTGCGTAGTATGGGACGGCCACATGCATGAGTATAACATTCAGCACACCAATCGCGAGGCCTTCTTGTTCCACCCCCCGGCTGATGTGCGCGAGTCACTCGAAGCCGACGTCGAAATTGTTGGTGTTACCAAAACCGGAGTTTATTACCGCATCAGGGGCAAAGTCGGTTCAGGCCGATCGTCCACCTCTCAGCGCAATGGGGACTTCAACATCAATCTCAATGGCGCAGCCGTCACCCAGTTTTACCCAATCGAGAAACACCTCAAGCACATGGCATTTACTGCAAATGGTGATGACAACATCATGCTGTGCTCAGGCAAGTTGGCTGATAAATTGGTTCCGATGCTCGCGGCCTGGTACAACAAAGCCGGTCACGAAGCCAAGATACAGGTCTTTGAGGACCCCACGGTTGCTGACTTTTGCTCCGGTTACTTTTACCCGACAGTTGATCCTAAAACAAATCAGCGCGTTCGAGTGTGGGGCATGAAACCTGGGCGCGCCCTGGCTAAGGGCATGTGGCGGCTCAACCCAGAGTCAGCCGGCGGCTCCATTAGTGACGCTGCCTGGCTCAAGGGCCAGTCTATCCAGTACCACACTGACGCCAACCACATCCCAATCCTGCGCGCCACAGCACAGTGGTTGCGCGCAACTGTCGAACGACTAACCGCCTCCGGCGCCTACAAAGATCTCAAACCAATCTTTGAGGAAGCCCAACGGCCCCGCTCACCGCAGGTTTACCCCTGCACTGAGGAAACGCTTGAGTTCATCACTCGCGTCTACGACGGCATCAGCTTGACTGATATTGCTGACATTGAAAACATGATTAAGGTAGCCGA